CATTGGGGTGGCCATACATCTGAGCCTGGATCGCTTGGGACATTTCTACTTTCATAAGAGCTCCTATTTACTCTTATTTATCACCTCAACCATGCTCAAAGCGAGCCCAAGAGTCCTGATATCCACGCCTGATATCTCCTTCCAATCTTTGTCGAGAATTCGTCTCGCTACTTCTACTACTGTCACGTTTCACCCATCCTGTTAAATTATCACCAACAACGTCATCACAAGGATCGTCGCTATCTGCCATCTTTACCTCTTAAAGCTTGAAGCCCATATTTTACTCTACTTGGGTACTCACCTAAAAATGTACCTGCTTCTAACATTTCTTTAGTTAAACAGTCTTTATGAAAATGATCAATTATATCCCAATATTCTAGCATTTTCTTTGCTAGTCTATCAAAATAGCTATCAGATAAGATAGGTCTATCTTCTTCATAATAAGCATAAGCTGCCATAAGATACCACGGTATTGACATATTTAAATTATCGTCAATTATATCTCCACAATCTTTATCAAACAATTCATTGTTTTTACGTTTGGCCATTGAAAGCCTCCGTTAGTTGTTTCTCCATGCTATGAGCTTCTATCTCATGTGGACGCTCATCATATGGTAGGTTATTAATCATAACCATTCCCCGAAGGTATTGACTGACGTGAACTAACTCATGTAGTACAGTAGTTATTAAATTGTCGAGGGTTAAAGATTTGTCGAGACGAATAGTAAATTCGTTATCGTCTTCGTACATGCAGTCGCCACATACTCCTTGTTTGCGCATAGCTCTAATATTTATATAAACATCGTTCTCTTGTGAGAACAACTTCGACTGACCAAACGCTATTAGCTTACAGATTAACTCTTGCTTGCTTTTAGCAAATCTAGATTCAAATTCAACTATCATACTACATTTATAGTCTCTAATGAAACGAAGTGCAACTGTTATTTTGTTCTAATCTCAACATTTTCTGGTTTAGGTAACTTAAACTGGTCATGATTATGATACAGTACAAATTGTTTGTCTTTAAACTCATTGAAGATACTGCCCCATATGGGTCTCCACTTGTCGTTTAATCTAACATTGTTAGTAGCGCCTCTATCAGAATTGAGTACAAAATCCGTGTAGCTTCTCAGGTTCATATCAAATAACGAGTCAAATCCATACATATGAATTTCATCTGCTTTTAACTGATTAGCTGTGTAATGTACAGCGAAGTGACCGCAGTTAAAGTTAGTATACATCATTCCTCGATCATCTTGAGGAGTGAGCTTAGTATAAGGAGGAAGATGAGTATAGAATCCTCTAATTTTATTACCAAATCTCATTTTAAAATTATCTTTGTTTTGATCATACCAAATTTTTGGTCTAAAACCTAAAGTCCAGTTTCCATCAATTACAACACTTCCTTCAGATAAGGCTGCACACATTTTAAAATCTACTATGCATGATGTGTATAAGTTTTCAATTGTAAATGGAGCTTGATTACAAGCTACCTTTAATCCTTTAGATGGTTTATAGAGACCTGCTTGATCTCCATTACCTATAACATGTGCTACTCTCGTCATAATAAACCTTTAATATAATCATTACCTTTTGCTCCTGTCCAATGCATCACTTTTATATTTTTAGGAGCTGTATTGTCAATAAGATCGATACGGAGAGTGTTATACTCTCTTGAAATATCTTTTATATGTATAATTCGCTTTAAGGGGTCGCTCAACATAGTATGTAAAACTTCTTGATCTCCTGCTTTAGGGTTGTATGATACCTCTGTAGCCCACTCTCCTAATATACTAGGAGTTCCTTGAAATGCTACTACCCCAGAGTTATGCCAAGTTTCACCTCTTCTTTTAGACCATGGAACATCTTCCACCATGCAAAGTTTATTAGGTTCTGTGTGATTAAATATATCTTCAATATTAGTTCTTACTTCACAGTCAGTATCTAACCAGCATACTTTGTCTGCAACAAGTGATGCTTTCATCATTGCAGATGGTTTTTTAAACCACCCCTTATCTTGGCTAAAATGTTTTTTGCTCATATTGGGAAAGGGATTATTCTTCATACCGAAATCAAATATGAGTAATTCTGCATTTGGATTGTGCTTTTTAAAATTATCTACAAACCAAGGCAGCTGCCATTCTCTGCTAACATCACATCCAGTAATAAAGAGATTAGATAATTTTGTAGCTACCATTATAATTATGCTTCGCTAAGCACCCTTCAGTTTTTTGTATAGTAGTAAATGTATCTCTAGCTTCTACAGGCCATGGATAATACTCTTCTAACCACGGAAATACATCTAAATGGAGAAACACGTCTGTAGGTCTTGCATATTTGCTTGCACGTTCAACAAGTCTTTGGGCACCCCATGGATTAATTCTATATGCATGCGCGCCTGGAAAATACCTTTTAGATGAAAGTATATTTTTACCTATACGAGCAGGTATGTTAAATTGTCCATAAGAAGGCTTACCGAAACTAATACATCCATTATAATTTAATTCTGGTATATGATCAACTATAACAGCGTCATGTTCAAATATAGTAACTTCTTCTTGTATCTCTGTACAATGTTTCCATAAAGACCAATGAGAATGAAACGCAGCCATGCAGTTATCAAGTCGAGAGTATTTCTCAACAAAGCCTTGTTGACCAATATTTGAAGCTTCAAGTAAGCCTGGTAAGAGAGTGTTTGGTACTGTAGCGGCCCATTTAGATATAGGTGTACCTTTTAGTCTGCCTGTTTCAATACATCGTTCAGCTGCTTTGACTGACATAGGCTCAGTCATTATAGTAATAACATAATTTTTCATAATTATCCTGTTGTAGTTGAAGCTACTCCCTGCATTCTTGTAAAGAATGGATATGCTTGTTTCAATTGAGGAAACAATTGCTTACACATTAAAGCATCATTAGGCCAAATTCCTACCTCATTTACCTTTTCTAATAATAGAGTTGCTTGCTTAGGAGTAATTATATATGCTGAATTACCAGCTAGTCCCTGAGGTGCAATTTCATCATTATCTACCCAAGGAACTGATATAGAAGCTACATTAGCTAGCCCAGCAGTTTTATAAACATCTAAAATCTTCTGCAAATATACAGCTGCTCTTCTTGTAGCTCCTCTAGGATCATTAAGTCCTAAAATACCTATTTCGTTTAAGTTTCTAGTATTAAAAAAGCTAAAGCTAAACTTTCTAGTAAACTCTGCATCATGTTCAAGTACTACAGTAGGTGTGGTTCCTATAGAAACAATATACCATATTCTCATATGAGATACCGCGCATGCTATAACTTTATCAATATTATCTGTTCGGTATCCTGTAAGTGTCATACCTGTTTTTTTATGATGAAACTTATGACCAAAATGTCTAGGGTATGTCCAGTCTGACTTACTCTTATTTAATCTTTTTAAGTCTCTATCTAAAGTTGCTGGGGTCGTAGCTGGGAAAATAGCAGGTTGAATATCACTCCCAGTGTCGTCAATAGATGCAACGAGTCTACGAACAGCTGCTACTGAAGTTCGATTATTAATATCACTAATTATAAAAGCAGGAGCTAGATGTGTAGGTACACTATATGCTTTATTTTGAATTGGTGTATTAGCTGCATTTATTGACTGAAGTTGCTCGCTTAGCTCAACCATTTAAACCTCTATTTCTTTTTAAGAACTGTATATCCCACGTTCTGTTCATTGCGCTCGATAATTTTCCAAGGGTAGTCTAAACAAAAGGTTTGTAAACAATCGTATAGTCTACTATCCGTTTTACCATGTAATACACTTGTATCATGAGCAATTATGTACTTATTTATATTAATTTGATGTAGTCTTAATTCTTGAATCATATGATTAGGGTGATGTAGTGAATCAATTACTAGCATATCAGAACGTCTAGTTGATTTTATAGAAAGAGAGCTCTCTTCTAACACACGAAAATCGATATTCTTATTCTTCGTATACTTCTCTGCTAAAGGCTGTAAGAATTTTTTATATCGTGACATGTCAATATCTACTAGCTGTACTTGTTTAGGATTGCACAACAATGCTGTTGATGCCGTGCCTCCTTGGTGGGTACCTAACTCAATATAAGACTCACACTCTTTCATATATTTAATAATCGCATTATGAATAGCACAATAGTATTCACCATGTGCTTCTTCTTGCTGTCTTTTAATATCTTTATTAAATGCTTTTACAGACTTTACATGTCCCAATTCAGAGTTTATCATTTATACCTCATATTCTATAGCGTCAATGCACATATCTTCTAATGATTTATTTTGTTTAAAATATCTAGACTCTGTTGGTACTGTTGAAATAGCTACATCTCCTGGTCTACGAGGACCTTCTACTACTTCGAAGTTTGCTCTAGACACATTAGCCATGGCATCAATAACTTCTCTGACTGAATGACCATCTGGAGAACCTAAACAATCTATTTCATTGGTAGGCTCATTTTCAGTTATCCTAAGCAAAGAATCAACAATATCCTTTACATGTGTATAATTTCTTACACAAGTACCATCTCTAGTATTATAATCTGTTCCGTGAATATATAGCTTGTCAAACTTACCATTAACTACAGCCGCAGCTCTCCTAATAAGATGACTATACTCATCATCATATTTAGACATTCCATAATTACCACTTACGTTATAAAACCTTACTATGCTGCATTTAGGTTTAAATTGTTTAGCCACTAATTCACCAGCATGCTTAGATCCGGCATATGGATTACTCTGTGGTTCAAATGCACTTCCTGTTGAGCAGTAAACAAAATGATCACAAGGAGCAGCATCAATTACATTTTTAGTTCCAATAACATTTGTCATATAATAATTGTAAGGATCTTTTACAGAATTAGGTACTTTAGTAGATGCAGCAATATGTACAACTTTATCATATACAGATTTTACATATCCTCTACTACGAATATCCCAAGGTAAGACCTCTTTACAATATTTTGCAATATCATTTTGCTTTGTATTATAATCAGTAGCTATTATTGTATGACCTGCTTCAGCAGCAACTTTTACAAAGTGAGCACCAATATATCCAGTAGCACCAGTAACAAATAATTTCATATTTTAACCTTCGTTGGGCCAGTTTTTATTTACAGGAAGTTCCCATTCACTTACTGGTCTATTAGTAATCTGCCATAATGCATCTGCAGGCCAATCATCAGCTGTTCGAAACATAATATGTACTAGCTTTGCATTATCTGGTCTATTATCACCTATTCTAGCTGTTGGGTGAGCTCCTACCTTGTGCATATAACAATTCCATTCATTGGGCATACGCATTAATTTAAAATTAGGTAAATGAATAAAGGCTGAAAAGTAATCCTGGAATAGTTTATAAAACCTAGGAAACGTAGCCATCTTATCTACATACTCTTGAAATGTAGGCCATTCCGTTTTCATCTTTTGTAGTCCAGCTTTAGAAATTACTACAACACCTGTATTAAAAACTTCAGGACGATCTTCCTCATCATACGAATATTTAATACCCCATATTCTCTCGCATTCCTTAGCCCATTGCTTATCTACTCTACTTGTAATACCACCAGAATTATAAATTGTTCTAAAGAAAGGTTGTTTAGGTTCTGTACAAATACCTGCGTCTTCACCATCAAGCATAAAGAGATTATCTGATAATCCTTCTACAGGGTACACATCAATATCTACAAGAGCTATATTATCATAATGATCGAACTCATCACTTACTAAAGGGTTAGCTGGCTCATAGTAAATTGGAATATTAACTAGCTTACTTGCTATTGTTATATTATGATCAAACCTATATTCAGCTCCTATTTTAGCTGCATATGCTCTCATTAACCTTGTACTAGTTAATACCCCTGGCTTCAAAGGTCCTTGCCAATATTGGTAAATTATATTTTTCATTTTAATCCTCAAATCGTTTTGCTATGGCTAATGAAGAATTTATAGCTTGATGCATATCTAAGTAAGCATATAGTCCACAACGACCAATAAATGTCATGTTTTTAGATTGAAGCTTTTTATATTTCTCGTATGTTTTTTTATTATTCCCACTAGCATCTTTTACTGGATAGTATCTTTCTAAATTATTCTCAAGATAATCACATGGCTCTTCGAAAGTAAGCGTTGTCATATATCTATTGTCACCATGACATGGTATATTTTTCCATTCCGTAACTCTAGTCTTAGGACCATAATGAGTAAAATTAACAACTGCTGTTGGTAGAGCTTTTGGTATAGGCAGACTTATTGTTTCAAATTTAATAGAACGATAAGGTAGCTTTCCATATTTAAATTCATAATACTCATCTATAGGCATAGAGTTAAATACGTGATCATATTCTTTCTCTAATAACTTATTAAAATGTACTTTAAGATCAACTGTAATGTTGTGATGATGGAGAATATTCTCAACCATCTTAGTATATCCATGACGAGGCATATATTGTATTTTATCATCTGGAAAATATAATTCGTTATTATCATCTCTTATAGGTACACGATTGATAATGTCTGGATTAAGTTTATCTAACTCTACTCCCCACATCTTTTTAGTATAAGGTCTAAAGAATATATCTAAAACGTTTTCTTCACCTACAATATCTTTTGTTTTTTTATTGACAGGTAATGTTACATATCTACCATCTTTCAATTGAGCTTTCACTTTATGGTGATATTCTACCCAGTCTGTAAATCGTGTAAGCCATTGAAAAACCTTCTTGTTATTAGTATGAAATAAATGTGGGCCATACTTATGTACTCTAATACCATGCTCATTAATATAATCATAAGCGTTACCTGCAATATGATCTCTACGATCAATTACATGAACTTTATGACCATTGTCAGCAAGTTCTCTTGCTATAGTGACTCCAGATAATCCAGCACCTACAATTAGTACCTTCATAAGATACCTTTTTCTACCAATTCATTATAATTTACTAGTTTTTCTCTTTTAGGTCCTTGAGGTGTTATCTTAGTTCTTACATGAATAAATCCAGCGTTCTCAGGATTAGGTAGAAAACTACACTGACACCATTTTTTATTTAAGTAAGGCTCTCTTGGTCTAAAGTTAGATTTTACAGCAAGTGTATGAATAATGCCTTCATCTTCATACTGATAAGGTTTATTATAATGCACCATCCAAGACTCATCTCCTCCAAGTCCTGATCTGAGCTTTACTCTCATATCTTTTGAGAACTTATAGATAGCTCCGCCCCAATAAGGATGAATAGAACTTGCTTGCATAGGATAAGAAGTGGCTAATCTATTGTGTAATCTCTTTTGTACATCCTCATATAATCCCATACCTTGTTGTTTAAATATATTTACAGTCATATTTTTTGGAGCAAACATATCTATATCAAGCATTAACACATCATCATAATCATCCCACTCTTCATTTAACATATGAACCTTTTGACATGGAGAGGTTAGATATCTTCTAAACGGTTTATCAGTTACTAACTTATAATCAGCTCCTACCATTTCAGCATAAGATTGAATATTCATAATAGACAATCTATCTAATTCTCTCAACTCTCCATCAAAGTGCTGCAGGATAATATTTTTTACCATGGTTTAGATGCCTCTGTAACTGCCGAGTGAAATGCTCTAATCTCACCTGGAGTATCTATATTAACAAATGCTGGCAAACCACTTTGTTGATATTTGTACTCTCTAACATTATTATATCCTATCTCTTTTAGACTATCAACTAGTTCCTTTTTACGCCATATGTGTTTATGTTCTCCATTCTGCCACATAATACCTTCAGCACATTGATCTTGCATACGCATAAACTCTGTACCTTTAGGAGCAAACTTATGTTTTACAACATAGAATCTATAGTAATGCTGCACCCATGGATGCTTATCCAAGTCATCGTCTTGTCTTAACCATTCAACAAATTCCATAGGTGGCCATATAGAACGAATAACACCTCCAGGTTTCATAATACGAAACATTTCTTTAAAGAAGTTTATACCTTCCTCTTTGGTAAGATGTTCAATGAAATGCTCACTGTATACCCCATTGTAAGTTTCATCTTGAACACCGCGCATGGGTAGTTTAGTGAGGTCATATTTTTCAACGCCATTAGCAGGATCTGCAACATCCCTTACTGCATCCCAATTTAACCCTCGTTTACGGCTCGCTGCTATTTCTAAAAATCTCATGCTATACCTACTAACTTAGCTAACTCTTCTATATTCTCACCTTCCATAGGTAAAACAGTTTTATGAAAGAAGTGGATAAAATGAGCTTCGTGGAGTTTATTATTAGGAACTGCATTGTATAGTCCGTTCCATTTCCAATCTAGATGCTTTGTACGCATCCTCTCTTCTTTGATCCATGTGTTGAGAAGTGTTTGATCTGTAGACCATTTCCAAGGACCCATACCATCAATAAATGGTTTAAATCTAGGACGTCTTAAAAACTGTGCAGGTGTTTCTCCATTTAAATATTTACCCATTGATTTATTCATGAGCATCATACCCATGTTAAAGAACTCTGCACCTTTTTTATTCCATTTCCAATCTACATTTTTAATATTACCATACTGCATTCGAGAATAGTTTGTTATTTTAGCAACATATCGATCATTAAGAGGCATTTCTCTTTCAATGACACCAGCAAAGTCGTGAGTATCATCTATCTGTTCAAATATATTTGGAGCAGAATCTCTAATAAAGATATCTCCATCAATTAACGCTATCTTATCATATGATCTAAAATAAGCAAATGCATTCTCTTTCTCGTAAATAGGAAGAAAGCCTCCATATTTCATATAAGATTCATTTGATCTGTTTGTCTGAAAGATATCAGGTTTAATCATAAGTATAGGCTGACGCTGAACTATATAGTCAGCACCAATTCTATCAGCATATTTTTTTACGGAAGCGGTACAGAAGTCGTAAAGTTTTTTACGCTTGCCTGTGTATACTTGGTATATCAATGTTTTCATAATCTAGTCCTATAAATTTTCTATTAGGATTTTTGTGGTCTATAGTATTTAGACCGTCAAAATTAACTTGTTCAATATAATAGAAATCCTTCATTTCAATTTGTTTACGCCAGTTCATTACAGTAGATAAATGACCATCGCTATTTTGAGTTATTGGTTTACTTACAGCTCTAGCTACAAGTCGTTCAGCTATAACTGGAGTAATGTAGTATCCAGATCCTGGTGCAATATGTTTACCTTCATTTCCAAAGTCTCGGTTAATAAAAGATAAAAACTTATACCCTTCTTTTGATAAGTCAGGTAAAGGTTTAACTAACATAGAATCATGTTCTAATATTATAATAGGACCTTCTTCAATACATTTACACCACAATTCAAAATGGCTGTACCAAACAGCTTTTTCTGTTAATGTAAATTCTCGTTTTTTACCTGCCGATTTAATATTAAATTCTAATTTATTCTTATAAATTAAATCTTTAGGAGTAGTTGCTGCAAACTCTATAACCTTATAATCTTTCCAACTAGGAAGAACAGACCGTTTATACATAACCGAAATAGGATGATCATCCATCCCTATCATATAAACCCTCATGTTTGTTTATAGTTCACCATTCTCATATCTGCTATTTCTATGTCTCGAAGATTAGTTCTAGTTGGAGTTACTCCTCTTGATCGAGCTTCAGATTGCTCTCTATTAAAATATATATTTAATTGTTTTAAATAATTTTTTACAGAAGATCGTATTCTTCTAGCACCTAATACCTCTGAAATTATTCTTTGCGCTTCAACTCGATGTAGATAATAAGTATTATTATCTATCCTCACAAATCTATGTAATGCCATACCTTCATGCAATGGGTTCATTGTTTTTTTACCTGGAAAAGTTATTATGAAACTTTCATACACTCTTGCTTTTCTAAGCACATTTATAAAAGTATACCACTGCCTAATCTCAGGAACAGAGAAATCATATTTCATTACATTAATATGGGGAATTCCTAATGTTTCTTCACAGCTGTTAATATCTCCTACTGTGACATAAGTTTGATGAGATACTGGATAATTAAATGCTCCAAACAGATTATCAATAGTTTGTCTTTCTGATTGATCTAAATAATCATCTGGATTATATAAATTAAATACTGGTACCGGAGTAAGGTCTGTCATCTGTAATCTTCCAAGCTAAATTTTGTGCCATACATTTTATAATTTTCTCGACCATGATTGGTATATACTAATACTTCTGGATCATCAATTAAAAAGTCACATCCTTCGCAATAGCTAGGCCAATTGCCTAATTCATGGTCTTTTCTTAGTTGATTATATTTATCCCCATACCAAATCTCTTCTAAAGAATTTTTTGACCCATGACCTAAAACAGCTTCATCATCTCTTCCTAATACTTGGCAGCAAGGGTGTACAGCACCAGTGGCACCGCTAAGACCACCAGCTCTAATAACAAGATCAGGGGAAAATGGTCTACCACAAGTTTTTCTACTGCCTTCTCTATCGTAATCTGGTTCATAAACTCCACTCCAATTATGCATCTTCCAAATCTCTGTTTGTACATTTGCACTAGTCACAATTTTTTTATACTCTTCTACTTCATACTCTATGTTGTTATTATCTAATATAAGATGATAAGTCGCAACTGTGCATTTAGATTTTGACTTAACTACGTAGCGTTTCATTTCATGTAAGTTAGAAATAGTACGATAGAAATTTTTACTGTTCATCCATTTACGATATGTTTCATAAGAATATCCGACTATAGAAAATCTAAAAAATCCAAGACCTGCATCTACACATTCTTGCATATAGTTACCATGCATTCTATATCCATTGGAGAATATAACAGATTGAACTCCAGCATCAGTAACTACTTTGATATACTCAGGTAAATTTCTTATAGTGGTTGCTTCGCCTGATCCATCTAGATTAACTACATTTAGACCTTTATCCACTAACTGGTTAACATATCCTTTAAACTCATCTAAAGGCATTGTACCAGTCCAGTTTTTACCTCTAGCTCCTGTTTTACCTTCTGATGTTGTTTGAGGACACATTTGGCAAGTATAGTTACATCCGCCATTCACTTCTATTACTGCGCGATCTATTTCCATCTTACCATCCGTTTACAAATTTATGAAATAATTGTTTATAGTTATGAGCTTTTTCTGTAGCTTGCTCAACCATATATTCAAACTTTTTTAAATCTTTATCTATATAAAACCCATTCTCAGTAATAACAGCAGCTGGAGTATGCCAGGATGAGATACCTGCAGTACTAATTACAATATGAGGTTTAAATAAATTTTTTGCAATATAATGCCACATCCCTTCATAAGACAAACAACACTCACTTGTACGTATATGATACATAGCTTCACTTATAGGAGTTCTATAATCAATCTCTACTATATCCCAACCAAAATCAGTTAACCTATCTGCTAATCGCTGCCATTCCCAATCAAGCAAGATATGTTTATCATTACCTATTTGTTGTCTAAGATTGTTTGTAGGTCTCCAAAAGCATATTTTTCTAGAAATAGGAGTTGTATCTATAGTAGGATCTAAAGCCCAGTATCTATAAAGTTCAGATCGCGATCGCCTTTGTATGCCAGTATAGAATGTTTTATATAAAGCATAATCCTTACTATCAATTACTATATCTAAGTTAACCATTTCAGGCCACATATAACGTTGCTTTACGTATTCAAATCTTTCATAAACTGTATCAGGATCTTCGTAGTGATAAAAATAATCTTTTGAATGATAAAAATGTAAATTAAAATTGGTAGGTTTTTGGTTTATAAACGCTCTCATATAAGCTATGTTCATACCATACATTGTATCGCCAATACCTACAGTGGTCTTCCACCGTATATCAGTTTTACCTAAATTATCTCTCCAATCGTTTATCCAATGTTTCCATAGATCCATAATATTTAACTATCTCATTAGCTAGCTCCATTGCTTTATTAAAATTTTTACGGAACCGGTTATTCTTATAACCGTTATTTATGAAGTATTTTAAATTACTAATATCACTTTCATAACTCGGTAAATCAAACGTTTTTCGAAACGACACTAATTGTTCAAACTCATACCGCTTAACAAGAATTTCAAAGAGAGACATAATTACCTTCCATTTTAAATAGTCCCATTATACCTGGAGACTTTAATGTTTTTTTTGTAATAGTACTATATTTAATATTAGAATAAAAGTAGTATATAGGATCATATTTAACATCCCATAACTTATATTGTAGTTTAGTTGCGAATCGCACATCAGGTTTTTCTAAATTATCAGCAAGAATATATCTTGGTTTTATCTTCATGCATGATTTAATATCTTTAATAGGATAATCATCTTCATGACAACCATCAACAAATATTAAATCAATATCTGTATGTCTATCTTCATTACCCCATATAGGTTCTCTATAAAAAGTAAATTGAGAATAATGTTTTTTTATCTGCTTAGCATTTCTTTTAGACGTTCCACTAGGATCATAACTTACTAACGACTCTAAGTTCTCAAATACTTTCATCATTAACAAAGAGGCATGGCCTGCAAACATGCCAATTTCTATTACCTTTTTAGGATTAACTCTTTGTTGTATGTCATACCAGGGAGTAATCATATCTAAATTATTAAGATCTGTCCCTCCCCATCCATCAGTTGGAAACCTTAAATAATGATCATCTATGCCTAAAATATTGTTCGCCATATTGAGCTATCATATCCCTATCAACTTGAAAATCCACATTAGTAGCAATTACAGTTTTTTGCAACTTACTTTTTATAACAGGAGATCTATGTATTAAAAAGGTAGGAAAGAATATTATATCACCTTCTTTTACATTAAATTGACCAAAGTTTAAAAACTCGGTTGCTTCTGTCATCTCTGGTAATTCAACATAATATACTACTGCCCAATGACCACCATGTTGATGCCAGCCAAAATCAGACCCTTGAATATACTGCTGAAACCATGGTTTACCAAAACTTGTAATCTTTAATCCATAATATTCTTCTATATCAACACATACATTTGATAGTATATCTTCAAATACTATCTGATAAGGTCTTTCAGCTTTTGACATATTATAATCATAATAATATCCCTTTTCATTTAATTGAATATCATAACGTGTTTTCATATCCTCTATTTTATCAAGTAAAATAGTTTTATAGATTTTATGATTTTCAACTGGAATTATATGGATGAAATTAGGAAGACTATCCGTTGAGCTGTTGGTTGTCAAGGTTTTCATAGTCATACTCATCGTCATGCATTACTTCTTGTAAAAGGACTCGGTCATCCCTGTCATTAATCTCTCGTAATCGCAAGTCTTTGTTTTCAGATTGTGATTTGTGATTACCTCGTTTTTTATTACGAGGGTCGTACCTAGAATATTTTGCCATATTATCCTCTTAGTATCCTAGCATTTCTTTTGTCATAATATAATCTCGGACGAAATCAGACCTTACTATATCTTCCCATCCAAAGTTAATTATAGTGAAGTTTCTCAATTGTTCAACTATTTGTAAAAATTTAATTATACCTTGCTTATCATCATCATACTTAAAATCACTCTGTTTATAATCACCACTAAAGATAATTTTACTATGTCTACCTACTCTAGTAATAACAGAATCTAATTCATGAAAATTTAAATTCTGCATTTCATCTACTATTAATATACAATTGTCAAATGTTGTTCCTCTTATATAAGAAGTTGATTCAAACTTTAGCTGGCCAGCAGAAACCATCTTACTATATGAGGATTTATCTCCAAATAGTTCACAGCATATACCTTTGTAAGGAGATAGAAAAACATCTTCTTTAGCTTCTTTATCGCCAGGAAGAAATCCCATCTCTCTAGTAGGTACCATTGATCTTACTAATAATATTTTTTCATATTCTGTATTATTATCTAGCATTTCTTCTAAAGCAAGATATAGAGCAAGAAAAGTTTTACCTGTACCTGCTGTACCAGTTAAAACAAGATTGTCTCCATCTGCCCAAGATTTAAAGGCTTGTTCTTGATTTAATGTTAGAGGGTCAAATTGAAGAAGATCATCTAATCTAACCGTCATAGAATTATTAACGGATTTTTTTCGTTGCATTATGTATTCATATTATTACGAGGTGAGCCACTTGAGACTTTACCTAACACATCCTTCCAGCCGCTACCAGCTTTATTAATTGTCATACCATGCTGAGATATAAATTTCGATGTAGCAAGTCTTTGTTTGTATTCTCCGGTAGCTAAAAGCTCTTCTCTCTCAGCTAAAGATAATACCATATCTTTTTCTTCATTAGTTTTTAAGTTAATCATAGTATATGTTGGCATATATTAAAGGGACTAGCTTGCGCTAGTCCCCCCTCCTAGCTTGAAGTTTCCAATTTAGATTTTAAAAAATCGTGTTTACGTTTCAACTTTGATAAAAGATCTAACTTACCTTTTTGTTTTACTTTATCCATATAACTGTTAAGTTCCATTAAATCTTTTTTTAGTCTATCAAGTTGTATTTTACTCATAAGTAAATATTTCTCCTATAAATTAACGCAAGATTAGATTTGGAAAAGCCTCCTTTACTAGAGCTTTCGTGACACCTTTAATTGGTAACTTCTTATTGATCATACCAGCAAGAAGCTCTGCATCTCGAGGGTGCACAGTCTCGAGAATATCTAAAAACATCTTTTCTCTTTTTATTGTATTCATCTTTTCTCCTTGACCCCCCTTTACAAAATAAGCTAGTTTCTTATTATGTTGAGTCCAATTAGATGGATGAGAATTATCTGCAGCAGGCTCATATGGTACTGGCCCAGCTGGAAGTAACCACTCTACAGCATCATCAAAAGTACCTCTAAGTAAGTCTTTTAATGCCCAGTTATGGTTTTGTTCTTGAAGGAGTTTTATTTTATCAGCTTTATTTTTAGCTTTAGATACTTTATCTAAATGTTCAAAAGTATATAATGTTGTATGATTCACCATATCAAATGAAATCCTTTACATCTTCTAATAATCTACGACAACGTTTTTCAACAAGATAAGGAAATACTTTACCTTTGTTATCCCACTTATCCTGGCTTTCATAGTTATATATAATCTTTTCTTTTAGAGGTTCAGGGGTTTCGGTTAAGTCTATTAACTTTTTATTACGTAGATAGTTACGATAAACTTCTTCTCCAAGTGCTTTAGGATCGTTTATTAGTTCGTCAATTTTCTTTTGCCTCAGAGGAGTCTGACGCTCACCATCTACAAATACATTGTCTCCTGATAGCACATTAGGTACACCATCAG